TGATCGACAAGCAACATGCGATACGGCGCGGATTCAATGCCCGAATTGCGGACACGTTCACAAGGATAGCATTCAGGATCGCCGAGCTTTATGTGATTCAAGCACATATATTTTAGAGCGAATCGGCAGCAATCCGCGCATGGTTTACATTCACGGCGTGACACGGCTAACGATGTGGTGGGTGTCATATAGCGAGGTTGTCGGCAGGATTCTCGATGCAAAAGATCAACTAAATAACGGACGGATTGAGCCTTGGAAGCAGTTGCGACAAAAGGATTTTGGAGAGTTTTGGGATGAAAACTTTGTGCCAGACAAAAAAGAAATAGCCATTGGTGATTTCTCGAAAGAAGAACTAAGCGCAACGCCAATCGAAAACGAGCATGGTCGCTACATGACTATTGACTGCGGCAAGGGACATTACTGGCACATTGGCGCGGCATGGACTAAGGACGCGAAATGCAAAGTGCTTTCCGAAGGTTACATCGACAGCGAATCAAAGCTAAAAGCGGTGCAGGAAAAAGCTGGAATCGCAGCTAGTAACGTCTTTGTGGACATTTCATGGGACACAGAAAACCTCGACGTTCTCGCAATGATTGAGCGCAACGGATGGACGGGCATCCGTGGAAGTGACAAGCTTGAGTTCACACACCAGACGCAGGACGGGAAACAAGTTGCCAAGGCATACTCGAAATACGGCAGGATGATGACAAAGAGCAAGCAGATCGTTCGCTATTTCTTTGTTAGCTCAAAACGATTCAAAGACGACACGGATGGATTGCTAAACGCTGGCAGGATTGAGCTACCACTCGACGTTTCCGACAATTTCCGCAATCACCTAAAAGCGGAAATCAGAGCCGAAACCACGGACGCAAAAGGGAACGTCACGCAGTTCTGGAAGACGCTGAATCGCAATAACCACCTTTGGGATTGCCTATATTACAACGTTGCAGTTGCCTATGTTCGGGGCGTATTCAAGAATGAATGATGCCGCCGCCGAATACCGCTAACATCGGCAAAATAGGGCAAAGAGCGGCAACGAAAAAACCTTTCCCGATTTCGCCCCGAAAGAATAACCCGATTGAAAAAATGGCGTAGGCGATAACGAGCGGGACACACAGCAAAGCGAATACAGGAACTAAGCTTGATAGAATGGCGGTGATGATGGCGGAGATAATGCAGAATTTCATAGCGGGGAAAGAATTAGCCGAAAAAAATACTTGACGCAAGGAAAATCAATCGCGCAATACGCGCATGAATCTTGCACGGCTAGCATTAACGGTGGCAAAGGCTACGCGAACGAACGCGACTGCCATGCAGTCAATCCGTGACGAATACGCCACGATTGCGCTGGAAGTTGCCACATCAGCGGATGCAGGAAAAGAGCTGACAAGCGCAACGGTAAACGGTCAAACGTTTTCACAGTCAACGACTATTTCTAAAGCTGACAGGCTGGCACTCTTAGAACGTGTCGTTTGGCATTACGACAACGGTTTTTATTCGACAACCCGAACCCGCGTTTATTTCTCATGATCGTTGACCAATACGGAAGCCCATATGTAAAATTCGCGCACGCTGCCACGCGTGACGTTCGCCGTTCGCCGCAGTATGAGAATCGAGATGGCGATATTGACAAGCTCATTCCCATGAATGACCGCAGAACGCTTGCGGCATTGTCACGGCGTTTATACACGAACATGGGAGTTCCAAGAGCAGCAATCAATCAAAAAGCCGATTACAGCGTTGGCGAGGCTTGGCTTCCTACCTACACTGGCGCGGATCGTGATGCTGGCAACGCGGCAACTCAATACCTAATCAATGTTCTTTACCCTAACTGCGACATTCGCGGCGGGATGTATGATTGGCAGACTGATTTGCGTTTGACATCCATCGCCATGGATCGAGACGGTGGGGACTTTACGCTTTTAACCTACGATTCAAGCGGGACGTTTCCTCAGTTTCAATCCATCCCGTATCATCAATGCTGGAGTAAAGGCGCGGCAGACGGGCAGGAACTAAAAGACGGGAAATACAAAGGCGCAGTCATACGCGATGGCGTGATTTACAACAAAGCGGGCAGACCGATTGCCTACCGCATCAGCACTGGAACAAAATCAGACGAATACGAAGATTTTCCCGCTTACAAAATCATTCATGGATTCAACCCTGAATGGCAGGAACAAGGGCGCGGATTGCCGAGTTTCACGCACGCACTAGAAGATTTGAAGCATTGCTTGCAATCTACGGAATACGAGCGCATTCGTCAAATGATCGTTTCGAGCATTGGACTAGTTGAGCATAACGAGATTGGCGGTGCTGATTTAGACGATCCAGCCAACGGAGATTTGCCTACTTGCAACGTTGCAAGCGGTATCACTTTCGAGCGATTACAAGCGGGAACAAACCGATATTTTGTCGCAGGAAGCGGCAGCAAAATTGAAACGATTAAACACGAAAACCCAGGAGAAATTTGGGAATCTTTTCATGATCGCATGATTCGCATGAGCTTGATTGGCATCGGCTGGAGCTACTCGATGACTTGGAAACCAGCGGGACAAGGCACAGCGGAACGCGCAGAAGTAGAACGCGCTCGCAGGGCTATTCTTGCCCGTCAAAAAGTGCTGAAATACATTGCAAAGCGCAAGCTGGAATACGCTTATGCAGTGCTAGCTACAAACGGCAAAATTACTCAAGTTGCCGCGCCGTTTTCGTGGTCGTTTACCATGCCCCCACGTTTGACCGTGGATGACGGCAGAGAAGCGCAAATGATGCGTGAAGGATTCAAACTTGGAACTACTAACCTTGGCGACATTCTGGAAGCGCAAGGGACAACCCTCACAGAGCATTACACCGAGCGTGCCGAGGAAATTGCGCAACGTAAAGTTATCGCAGCTCAAGTATCCGAGAAATATGGAGTTCCAATCGAAGATCGCGAAATGGTGATGCTCACGCCAAACGAAATGAGCCAACAACAATCAAAGACCAATGAAGAACCAACTGCATAATCACCTAGCCATGCAACGCTTTTACGCGTGTGATGCTTCACAGCTACACGCAGCGATGAACGCTAGCCTCGACGATATTGAGATTGAGGATTTTTTCAATCTCCGCCCCGCATCATCTATCGAAAACGGAATCGGCACAGTGTCAATTCAGGGAATGCTGACAAACGGCGTTCCAGCGATTTACGAAAAGCTTGGAATCGTCACAAGCTACGATTCGATCAAAGACGAGATTGAGGACTTGCTAGAAAACGGAGCGCAAGCAATCAATTTCGCAATCAATAGCGGCGGTGGTAACGTAAACGGAGCTATTGAGCTTTCCCGTTACATCGCCTCGCTTTCAGTGCCAACTGCCGCAACTGTGACGTCATGCGCTTGCTCTGCCGCTTACATGCTGGCAAGTGCAACCAATCGTATTGTGATTTCCGAAACGGCACGGATTGGCAGCATTGGCACAATCATGAGTTGGTATGATTTTACACAGTATTTTCAGCGCATGGGCATTGAGCCGAAAGCAATCACCAACGAGGGCGCAACGCTGAAATCAACTTTCCATCTTGAGCCTAACGCAGAGCAGCTAGGATTTTTGCAAGAGTCCGCAAATCAGCACGGCGAGACATTCCAAGCGTTTGTTTCAGAGCGCAGACCAAACTTAGACAGTGAGGTTTTCCGCGCTGGATGGTATTCAGGGCAACGCGCAATCGACTTAGGCTTGGTAGATGAAATTATCTAAAAATAATTCTTGACGTAACGCAAATCAATCAAAAATCGAACTCGACATGAGCATTTTCGCAAACAAAAAAGACTTAGAGCTTGCGCAGGAGCAAATCAATTCGCTATCGAATGATTTATCTGCCGCACAAGCCGAACTAACCGCAGAACGCGATACGGTCGCAACACAAGCGCAATCTATCTCCGACTTGCAAGCACAAGTTGCAACTCTCACCGCAGAGCGTGACGCATCCGCAGAAAGCTTAACGCAAGCACAAGCGCAAATCGAAACTTTGCAAGCCGAAGTGCAAACTGCCGAGGCTAGCGCAGAGCAAAAAGCAATTACGTTGCTTTCTCAAAACGGTCACGAAGCACCGCTTGCGCTTGAAGAAGAAAGCACAAGCAACACCAAAACTCGTCAAGAGTTCAACGCAATGACCCCGCGTCAAAAGTCTGAATTTAGTAAAGCTGGCGGCAAAATCATCTAACTTTTATGGGAAGACCAAGAAAAGATTCCAACCAAGCCGAAACGGATGAAACCGTAGAAGCGCAAACAATTTCCGAAGTACTTGTTATGAGTGTTTCAGAACTCAACCAACTAACAGATCAACAAAAACAAGAGTTCCGCGCTAAGGGCGGAACAACAACTGAATACTGATTATGGCTAATACACTATCCAACTTAATCCCCGATGTCTACGCCGCTTTGGACGTAGTAAGCCGCGAACTTGTAGGCGCATTGCCAGGAGTTACTCGCGATGCACGCGCTGACCGTTTGGCTTCTAACCAAACCTTGCGCATTGCACAAACACCGACGAATACAACTAGTTCGTTTACCCCGTCGATGGCAGTTCCATCGGCAGTAGATCAAACGATTGGTAACGCCGCTTTGACTCTCACCAAAAACAAATACGCCGCGTTTTCGTGGACTGGTGAAGAGCAATACAGCGTTGACCAAGGCCCAGGATTTTTGACAATCCAGCAAGGTCAAATTGCACAAGCTTTCCGCGTGCTTGTCAACGAAATGGAAAACGATGTTTGTGATGCTCTCGCTCAAGGTGCTTCCCGCGCTTTCGGCACGGCTGGCACAACCCCATTTGCTTCCACGCTTGGCGATTCCGCTCAAGTTCGCAAGATTCTTGACGACAACGGCGCACCTTCGTCCGCTCGCTCGCTGGTAATCAACACCTCCGCAGGTGCTGCATTGCGCACACTTGGACAACTCACCAAAGCAAACGAGTCTGGCACTTCCATGACCTTGCGCGATGGTGAATTGCTAAACCTTCACGGATTCTCTGTTCGTGAGTCCGCTCAAATCAACGATGCAACCGCTGGCAGTGGCGCAAGTTACTTGCTTAATGGTGCGCTCGCAGTAGGGGCAACTACCGTTACTGTTGACACTGGATCGGGAACAATTCTTGCTGGTGACATCGTGACCATCGGCAGTCACAAGTATGTTGTCGCAACCGCTCTTTCTGGTGGAAGCTTCACCATCAATGCACCCGGCATCGTAGCCGCCGCTGCGGATAACTTGGCAATCACCGTCAACGCTACAAGCGCACGCAACCTCGCTTTCTCCAGCGATGCAATTGTGCTTGCTACTCGCTTGCCAATCTTCCCATCCGTTGGTGATTTGGCAATTGATAACGAGATCATCACTGACCCTCGCACGGGTATCAGCTTTGACCTTCGCGTGTATCCAGGTGACGGCATGGTTCTTTACCGCATTCACGCTCTGTGGGGCTGGAAAGTGGCAAAACCAGCTCATTCCGCACTGCTCCTTGGTTAATCTTTTCGGTAGTAATTCATAGCATCCATCCCGTCAGAAATGGCGGGGTGGTTTTTTCAAAATGTCCGCGCTAACAGAATTTGCAAAAAAAGCTTTCCTTTCCGCTCGCACAACGATTGGAGGAGAAGCAATCACCATTAACGGTGGCGCATCTGTTAGCGCGGTATTAAATGAAATTGCCGACTCACAAAGCTACGAAGATACAGGATTTTCACCGATTGCTAGCTTTCAAGCAGTCGTTGAAAGCACTGAGTTCACAACAGCATATACGGCGGCAATCAAAAGCTACGTAGGTGCATCTGTGGCATCACGAAGCAGAAACTTTCGCCTAACCGACATTGTTTCTGGACGTTCTTTCATCACTCTAAAATTGGAATCTATCACCCGCGCATGAAGCTAACCATGAAGACCGACAACCGACAACTAGAGCGCAG